AAGTAGTTACCGTCTTTTTGAACCGCTAAAGCTGAATTAGACGCGACATCCGCACCTTTAGAAAACTGTGCCTGACTGTCGTTGGTAGCAATGTTTCCACTAGCCGTAAAATCACCAACAACTGTTACATTAGTAGTTCCCGTAGGAATTTCTAGAACGTCAGCGTCAGCATCATTCTTAATTGTTACGTCGTTGGTGCTACCTTGGCCTGTAAGAATAAGTCCTTCAGCAGCGGTAAACCCGATAGCGGCGTTGTCACCAGCGGCTGTATCTCCATCAGGCTCAAAAGTTGCTGCTGTAGCGACACCAGTTACATCAACAGAGGCTAAAACACTATTGCCAGATACATCTACTGTGCCGTTAATATCAATAGCTGTGGCTGTAAGATCAATCTCATCAGTAGCTCCGATAGAGAGAACGGTAGCGCTAGAGCCATGAACAAACTGACTAGCGTCGTTAAATTGAATCTTACGAGTGCTATTAAGTAAGACACCTGTATCAGCAACGTGAGTGAGTGTAGTATCTTTATCAACGCCAAATCCTAATACAGAAGCATCAGATTTAAGAGTTAGATCATCTCCAACAGTAACATCGCCAGCCATGTCTACTTGCGTTGTGCCTGTGGGAATCTCGATTACATCAGCATCGGCATCGTTTTTAATAGTAACATCGTTAGTTGACCCCTGCCCTGTAAGAATAAGTCCTTCGGCAGAAGTATAACCCATTGCGGCATCATCACCTGCAGACGTATCGCCCTGAGCAAGGAAGGTATTTGATGTTGATATATCACCAGAAGTTGTAGAGATAGCTCCTGAAGCAGCTATGATGCCGGTTGAAAGCGTGCCAGTAAAGTTGTTAATGCCTTCTACCACGTTGGTCCCATCACAGAACAAGATCATTGTCATTCCGTTGGGTATTGCAACGCCTGTACCAGAAGGGGTTTTTAGAGTAGCAGCTTGGCCTACAGCGTTCACAACAATGTAAATTTTAGAGAGTGCGGGGCATATAACAGTAGCTGCATTACTACCTAGCTGGTCATTACTATCAGTAAGACTAAGCAGTGCTGACCTAGACTCGGCGGTAGTGCCATTCGCTGTTGTAAGCGTATGTGAATTACTAGACCAAGTATTGATAACGCTGCGACCGGCAATAGCTTCCTCAATCATCGAGGTTATATTATCGTTTACTACGGTACCCCAAGATCCATCTAGCTCCCCCTGTGTAGGTTTAGCTAATTTAAGTAGAGTTGTGAATGTTGTTGCCATCTATTTAACCTCTTACAATAACTGTTGTCCCAATATAACAGAATATGTATTAAAATACACTAGCATCTTGCCAGCTCGGTGTTTGAGAAGTGCTTATAGTTGCGTAATTTGGTGTTTGGCTTGTACTAACATCAGACCAAGAAAGAACAGTACCAATACTGCCAGTTGCAGATACTCCTATAGTAATTACAGCTACTCCACCTCCTGCAGTTACACTTGCCAACGCAGAGGTACCAACAAGCCCAGTTACGGAAAGACTAACTGATGTAGTAGCAGTTACACTACCTAAAGCTGTAGTACCTACTAACCCTGTAGAAGCAACGGGGAGCGCGGTACCCCAAGCTCCTAGGTTCCAAGTACCTCTTCCCCAACCTCCTAAATCTGTATTTGGCATAACTTAAACATACCCTACGCTATCCGTATAATAGCAGCACTATTAGTACCAGCGGGGAATTGAATTTCAAAAGTACCACCGGTAGAGGTTTTATCTGCTCCAAAATCTAATACAGCTACAGCCGGGTTACCAGAACCGGAGTTACGATATATCAAAGCTCCCCGAGCAGTAATTGTTGCGCTAGTCCACGTAGTGTTAGCAAAATCAATAAAAGCAGTAGTACCAGATCCTCCAGAAGTAGCGGCTGTAGATATAGTAAGGCTGTTACCCCCTGCTGTGTACCCAGTACCAGATGCCTCATTACTCGTAGTGTACGCTGTTGTAGTTGCGTTTAATGTAGCACTAGAAGTGTAAAGAGCAATTTTGAATGTGTCATTCGTATTGCTGCTAAAATCCATTTCGCCGCCTAAAACAGCAACTTTAAAAGAAGTCGCCATTGCTTGTGTAATTGCCATAATATGCTCCTAACTTACCGATTGTCGGTACTGGCCTGAACGGTATGTATCTTCCCGTAACTTACCATCAGCAAGATTCTTTAACAGGCCGATAGATTGCAAATATAATTTCTCGTAGTTAGCTATAGTATCTGGCTCACCTTTCATAAACCGAATAGCTTCAATTAACGCGCCGTTTAACAACGCAGAATCAAAGTTATCCCCTAACCATGTAGTGCTAGCTGTAACAATAGAAGCGGGATAATACCCGTAATGAAGTTCTACTGTATATCCACTATTTGGTGTTGGACCTAATATAATAGCTGTATCAGAGAAAAGCGAGTAGTGCGCGGGTACACCTGTTGTTGCAGGGTTTGGATAAGCCTCACGTATAAAGTTAACATCTTTGTTTAAAAGATATGTGTACACACCGCTACTATCTAAAACAGCAAGGCTGTACGTGTATAAAAAATCTGATGGAAGCTCTAAATATTTATTAGCGTTTGTTAATGTGCCTGTCTGATTCCTACGTAATGCAGGTATCTGCACAGAATTGTATATTTTTTGTTCTGCTTGATCTGTAAACATAGCAAGTTGAGCAGCCGTAAAAGTCATCTCACAGATGTCTTCTATGTTTGTTTTTAATTCTGTGTAGTTCATATTCTAATTAAACCTCTAAGAAGTAATTACTACAACTTGACCTGTAGATCCAGTAGCAACTAAATCATCAGGAGTTAAACTAAAAGGATCAGTACCGGCACCAACAGGGTTCCAACCCCATTGTATACCTCTACTACTAGTATCACCAGACGCTCCAAGACTTGTATCTGGTCGAGGGTCTTGTATCGCTTGAGGATCATGTACTGGGTACAACCCTAATTTAAGCTGTGGGTGGTCAGGATCAAAACAAGTAGGACACGCTTTTAAATTTGTAGAAAAGCCTTTCCGAACTAAAACACTTAATTGTGAAAGTTTATACTGGAATCCACATATATCGCACATGGCGATAGCTCTTCTAGAGGATGCAAATCTTGTACCCATTAGTACACCCTAATAATACGAGGGGTGAACCTTGCAGAAGTTTTATCTCTGTCTTCCCCTGCAGCTAGTTCAAATTGCTCTTCATATTCAATTTTTAGCATAGGTAACCTAGAAGCAAGTTCAGGATCTTTCATTGCGTTGTAATACGCTAAACCTGCTACTAAACAAGGTAAGAATCTAAAGTTCATATCTGCGGTTTCTACACCATTACCAGCGTCTTCAATACGGCGCATACGCCAGTATGCAAGCGTGTAAGCATTTGAATCAGGTACAGGCCACACATTTATGCGGGGGGCGTCAACTAACCTCTCTATAAAAATCTGTAGAGGTCTTCCACTTGACAACTTGTTAGATATAGCCGCGTACGTACTAACACTAATACGACTTATACTAAGATCTGATTGTGTAGAAGTGTTACCGGGGTTAGTACGAATAGCCTGTTCTAACAGGTCAATAGTATCTGCGGGTAATGTGTATTGATAAACACCTGATGTTAAAGAAAGGGTCTTCTCTTCAATAGTCCACAAGTTTATGCCACGATTTTGCCACTCTATAGTAAGGAGATTCATAGACCTACGAGCAGTGCGTAAATCGTACCCAGAGCGCATCTCACGGCCCGCACGTTCCCACGCTTCTTCAGCAATCTCTGTGAAGTTCATGTCAAACGCGGTTGTGTTCGATGTAGCCATTACGTTTTCCTATACCTAGCTGTCTTCTTCGCTATATTCTTAGGCTGTTTAACAAACTGTTTCTTACCTTTGCGTTTTGCTCTTGTAGTTGCCGCATATTCCTGTGGGGTCAAAGCAGCTATAGCTTTTTCTGGTAGGTAACGCTCTCCAGTGTCTTTAGATGGTTTTCCTGACTTTGTACGCCATTTCTGTTTACCCCAATCTTCTAACGACTTCTGTGACTTTTTTAAACCACCAGATTTATAGTACCTACGCATTACGACTTATAACCTCCACCGGATTTCTTATACCGTTGGGCTAACATTTGAGCTTTACGAGCAGACCACTGACCGGGATTACCCCCTTTGCCACCAGCTTTAATACTATTAAACAGGCGTTTTCTCATACCCGGTTTGGTATAATTACCAGCCTCATTAACCCGAGACTTAGTTTTCCCGCCTTCTTTATAGTACTGACGCATCAGGAACCTTTCATAACTACCATTTTAGCGGCACGAACACCTTGTCGAGCCTTACCAACACCACGAGGTTTCTTAACACCCCCACCTTTTTTAAAGGTTAAATCTTTTATTGGGTCTAATTCTGTCGCACCATCACCTTCTACTTTTCTATATTTTATATTATTACCATCTTTATCTTTACGCGGTTTACTACTTTTTGACCCGTATGAAGTTGTAGTGTTTCTGCGGTATCTAGATGTATCTGCAGCTCCTCGTGGAAGGTTTACAACTGGTCCAGTAGGCGACCTATCTCCAAGTTCTACTTTCTTTTGTTTTAGTTTAAGCGGCTCTACAGCCTTACCATCTTTTGAAAGCACAGCTCTCTTCCGTTGAGTAAGAGTTGGTTTTTTAATTAATTTAGCGCCTTTCTTCAACAATTTAGGAAGCTCTTTAGCTCCTATTCTTAATAGTTGAGAACCTAAAGCTACGATTAATGGAATTGGAGCTGCCATATCAAGAACCCTTCATAACTACCATTTTAGCGGCACGAACACCTTGTCGAGCCATACCTGCGCCACGAACTTTACCGCCACCCATCATCTTCTTCACCATACCACCGGCCATCTTACCGGCTTTCTTCTTTGCAACTTTTTTAGCTATACGAGATCCGCGTTTACCTTCTTTAGATCTAAACAAATCTATACCGCTTGAGATTGCTCCCTGTATAGCTGCACGAGGGGAATATTTTCCCATGATACCTTTTTTAAAATCTTCTTCTACAAGTGCTGAAGGTAGACGCTCATCAAAACCAGCTCCTAATTCTTTACTAGAATCAAACTTTCCTC